TACGGCCTTTAGACTTTAGCAGTACCCTACTATCAGAGATAGAAAAGGCGGAGCGTAAAGCGCTAAAAACGGGCATCCCTGCACTGTTTAGACTTAATGGCACTAGTGATATAGATTTTAGCGACATAATGCGGCAACGGCCTGAATCTATGTTCTATGATTACACCAAGATATTGAGCAGAGTACGTAAAAATTCACTATCGAATTACGACTTGACATTTTCGGGTAGTATGTACAGCCCGCAAAGTAAGGCCGCGCTACGTAAAGCAGTAGCGTCAAAGCACCGAATCGCTATGGCGTACAATACTAAAGGTTTAGCGGATGATGGGTTGCAAATTAACCATAGTCTAAAGTCTTTTGATACCACAGACTTGCGCCATTTGGATTCTAATGTAGTTGGCACATTGACGCGCAAAGGTAGCAACAAAAAGGAACGCGCAAAAGATAATCTCAAATCTAATTCATTCTTTGTGACTAGTGCAAATGTCGCAGAGTTTAACGACATCATAGCTATTGGAGGCTAAAATGATTTTATTCATAGGCGATTACATTCAACTAAAAAACAATTTTTACGGTAGCAATTCGGAATGGTTGCGCGTGGATGACATAGAACCCTATGACATTTGCGTACTGTCAAACGGTGCGCGAGTCTGTGCATCAAACGAATACATACTACAGGCTAAATCCGCGACACAATACCGAGACTTAGTGGCGTGATTATATAAGTGAGTGTCGCGCTCAGGTAAGTAGTGGGCTGTGACACTTGCTAGAATTTAATTTTAAACAAACTGGAGAGATAAAAATGTTATACTTAAAAACTTTGAACTTGTGGGATACTTCAACGGCTCTAGCTATTGAGCATGGGCAGATCAAATTACAACGCGGTCAATGGTTGCAATGCGGAGAGAACGACAAAAAGTGTAGGTTTGTAGGGCTAGGACTGCACAAGGGCAGTGACTCTAAATCTGTATGGGTTGTGCATTACCAAGGTTTGAACGGTAACACAATGAAAAAATTCAGAAGTAGCTGTAAAATTTATACATCGAGGTCTTGACATGGCTAATAAACTAGGATACTTTGATGATTTTATTAATGATTTAACTGAGAGGTCGGGCAATATGCTTACAATAACAGGTGATACAACGGTTCTAACGCAGGATAACTATGGCGCGTTGATAGGCATACTGGACGTTATGCAAGATCAAGTGATGCAGGATTTAGACTATTCTGATTTGACCGATCGAGGCGCGGAAGTATTGAGCGAGGACTACCGCAGGCTATCAGATATTAAAAAGCAATTAGCTTTAACTATGGAGGTGCTGAGAAAATGAAAGGCATAATCGACACATCAGAACCAGTATATAAATACAAGGTGTTAATGTCTGAGTTGATTGGGTACTATGTAGATGTTGCGGCATCAAGTCCTGAAGAGGCGCAGAAGTTTGCAAACAACCCCGACATTCGGGACAAGTGGCACAAGTACGGTATCGCTGTTGTAGAAACAGCACCAGTATCAGCAACACTAATAACTAAAGACGAGGACAAAGATCATGGGTAAATACGAATGCGGTTGTTGTTTAGTAATGTTTGACGAACACAAAGGCGGTACAGAACTATGTAGTCTATGCAGTTATAGTATGCTTAATGTAACCGTAGAAGATAATACATATGTACATGAAGATGATTACGCCTTAGAAGTTGAAACGGATTTATCTGTTTAAAGCTATTGTTCTTTTCTTTCTTATTGTTTTCTATGAAGAGAGAATAAAATATCTTTTAAACTATAAAGTCTATTATAGCACAGATTGATTCAGAAGTCAAGCAATTAGTTTAAAATATAGTTGTTGACATGGGCATTTAAATATGTTAACATCCAACTACAAAACCTAAATAGGAAATAGTAAAATGAATACAGTACATAATATGTTTAGTAATGCAAGTGCCGTTCAAGGTTTAAGGAATGGTGGATATGGTGACGCTGATTTTGATATAGAGGTTGCGCCTTTAATTTATTTAGATGCTTATGAAAGTTCTAAAAATATAATCTATAGGACTGACACAGCGGCAGAGTTAGGAGTTCATGGCCGTGGCTATAAGCCTGTAGCACCCAAGAAGATGATAGACAACACTCGAAATATCTTGGAGCGTTCTGATCTAAATACCGTTGGACTCACAGAACAAATAAGAACTAGTCATGACGGTGCTAGATGTTTTGTGCAGTACAACCTCCCTGCTCATACATACGAAACAGGGGATGGCGACAGGGCTAGTCTTAGTCTGTTATCGACCTCATCCTTTGACGGTACTTGGCCGTTCATGATTAGTGTTGCCGCAGTTCAATCAGCGTGTACAAATCTACAGGTCTTTGTCAGCGGTGAGGTAGCCATCTATAAGGCTAAGCACACTCAGTCCTTGGACATAGAACACGGTGCTAATATAATTGTTAAGTCTTTAGATGTCTTCAACAATGAGCGTGAACTATGGAAGGCTTGGCAGGGTACTCAGGTCAGAGACATGGAGGCTTTCTACTTCTTTGCGGATGCCTTGGACGTTAAGCTAGGTTCTAAAAGCTTTTCGCATAGCTATAGCCCTGCTGATCTGTTACACAAACTACCAAGACGCAATGAAAATCTAAATTATATCTGGCGAATGTATGATTCAATCTATAGGAATCGTTTAGGTGCTAACTGGTGGGCTGTATATAATGCTATGACCGACTGGTCAACACACTTTGGCGCGGTTCGACAGTCCAGTGAGCGTAACATAGCATCAATCCAGAATGAGCGACAGCAAGTAATCCGAAAGGCTATCAAGTCTGAGCCTGTACTGAGGTTAGCGGCATGAAGTTAGCCAACGCCCCATTCAATTTACAATCCAAAGCGCATCTCAAGGTGCGCTACATCTTTGAAAAGAATGACCACGCCTTAGAGAATGCTGTATTAGATTTAGTATGCGGTGACAAGGCTCTCTGGACTCTTCAAGAATGGGGAGTAGTAATAAATCACATCACCTCGTCTGACTTAACTGTTGGCGAATACATTAAACCATATTGTACAGGAGCATAAACTATGACAGCTAATTTCGGAGAGTACTACTTGAGTTTTAATCTACGCAACGGTGTAGGTATCGACTTAGAGTTCGCAGACAGTAAGCCAGTGTGGATTAGTAATACACTGACAGGTTCACTAAGTGCGGCATCTTTTGAGGGCGTTGTGTTTCTTGCCCCCTTTATGATAGTAACATTCGGCAAGGTGTGGCAGGAGGATGAGTGATGCAACGCATGGCGGCAAAGGAGATCGCCAACGGAAAGTAAACAAGGAACAATACGACAGTAATTTTGACAGGATATTTAAACAGGAGAAAACAAATGAACAAAGCTACGACAAAGGAAAGCCTCTTCAACGCGATGCGGAAAGCAGTAATGTGGGTGGAGAAGGAACAGGAAGAGTTGAAAAGTAAATTTGAAACAAGGTTTATTAAAACTGTAAGGACTGCTGTAATCTTGGCGGCCTTACTTACACTCATAAATGTTATTTTAGTTTTAAAAGGATGAACACTATGGATTTTATATTAACAGCAGTGGCTATAGTCGCTTGCATATATTTAATTAAACTTTTGTATGTCTCTGAACTAATGATTGACGATTTAAAAAAGGAGAGTCTAGATGAATAGTAAAAATGTATTGATAGGGCTTGCAGTTACAGGGGCTTTAGCTGTGTCAGGCTACTCGCTTTTTGAGAGCACCAAAAAAATTGAAAAGTTAGAGGGTCAGTTAGCTAAATTAAATCGCAATCATGTAAGATCAGTTAAGGATATAAATGAGTTGATTGAAACTTATGACGCGGTTAATAATTCACTGACTTACAACGAAGCGGGTATCAGCATTGTTATGGAAGACATAGCAAAACAAGATGATATTTTAACCTCGCTGACGGTCAACGATTCCATACTCTTAGATGAGATAAACGATGTCAAGGTAGGGCAAGACGAACAGGCCGAAGAACTACTAGCCGTTAAAGAACTAGCTACGGCTGTACCACCTATCGTCCCGCAACCTATAGTGGAGGTTGTTACAGCACCTGTTATAGTTGTTGAGCCTGAACCAGAGCCAGAGCCTGTAGTTGTAGTTGCTCCTGAACCAGAGCCAGAGCCTGTAGTATACTTCTGCCCTAAGCCCGACAGCGGAGTTAACTTTGGCAGGTACATCAGCAGGTTATCTTTTAACAAGGCAGTTAAGTTTACTGTCTCTTTTGATATACAGGACGGAACAGTCGCCAATGTTTCCTTCACTCCTGAAGTCACAAAGAAATTAAATAGGGCGGTTAGTCGGTATCTCAATGACTCCATAACCCCTGTAAATAATGTGACTGATTGTAGCCTTCCGTTCACGATAGCTGTATAAATATGTTGACAAGGGGGTGAAGAGTGTGGTATACTCTCCCCTCAATTTTAACCACCACCACAAGAGGAAAGTAACATGGCTATACTTCAAGGCACAGCGTACTGGGCATCGGTCACTACACCGAACACGACCTTTGAACCTACGTACTCCGTAAACTTAGTTGTAGATGAGGCCACCGCTGAAGATTTTAAAGCGCGTGGATACAACATCAAGCAGATGGACGAAGGCCCATCCATTGTAATTAAGCGCAAAGTAGAAGGAAAGGACGGCACAGTACGAGCCGCGCCTAGACTTGTTGATCAGTACAAGAACCCTCTCGATGCTAAAGTAGGGAATGGTTCTGTAGTTAAGGTGCAGTACAATGAGTGGGAAACCACCAATAAGTTTGGTTCTTTTAAGGGCTTGGACTTCCAAGCTATGCAAGTTCTAGACCTTGTTGAAGTTGGTAGCCCCGATGGCTCTGAGTTTGAATCAGAAGCAGACGAAATGGAGGATGAATTATGAGTGACGCACCACAGTACACCTACATCAAAGACGATGTTACATATGACGTAGGCCAGTTATCACCCGAAGGACAGTCAGTATTCGGAGTCTTAGTAAACGCACAGGGCAAGCTACGCGAAGCAGAGTTGAACGTAACACTAGCCCGCGCATCTATCATGACTCTCACTGGTAGCATGGACGAGCATCTAGTAGATGATGCAATCATTGAAACCTCTAACGAGGAAACCAACGAGGAGTAAGGCGTATGCCTTTTGTTAAACACAAGCTACCTTGTCCCGCTTGTGGAGGCAGTGACCCAGTTTCAGTTAACGACAATGGCTCTGGGTTCTGCTTCAGTTGCAGGACATACTTACCAAACTATAGCACAGCGGAAGTGCAACAAGATGATGATGTAGAAACGGAGTTTGAAATACATCAAAGGAACAGCAAGATGAATAACAGTTCAACAGCTACGTTTAATGAATTGACTGACCGCAAGATAAGCTTAGCTACAGCTAAGAAGTACGGAGTCAAATCAACAACACTGAACGGCAAGATAGACAAGCACTACTACCCCTACTACAACGGACACGAGTTGTCAGGAACTAAGATACGGAAACAGAACAAAGACTTTGCGTGGACAGGAAGTCCCAAGGAAGTAGGTTTGTTTGGAGAGAACCTGTTTAAAGCGGGCGGTAAGTTTATAACTTTAACAGAAGGCGAATGTGATGCGATGGCCGCTTACGAACTAATGGGTTCTAAGTGGCCTGTCGTTTCTATTAAGTCAGGCGCACAAGGCGGGATAGGTGACGTTAAGAATAGCCTTGAGTACCTTGAGTCTTTTGATTCTGTAGTCATTAATTTTGACAATGATAAGTACGGTAAGGAAGCGGCTCAGGCCGTAGCCAAACTACTGACACCTAAGAAAGCTAAGATCATGACACTGCCTGTAGACTACAAAGATGCTAACGATATGTTACGCCAAGGTAGACACGCGGCATACGTCAGTGCTTTCTGGGACGCTAAAATCTATACGCCTTCTGGCGTGTTGAATCTATCCGAACAGTTTAAAGCCTATCAAAAGCTACGGCTTGAAAAGAAAACAGCTATACCATATCCTTGGCGCGGCTTAAATAAAAAGCTAGAAGGTCTTAGGGCGGGTGAGTTAGTCACCCTTACAGGTGGCACAGGTCTAGGTAAGTCCTCTGTCACTCGTGAAATCGAACACTGGTTAATTGAAAACACCGAAGATAATGTAGGCGTTGTGGCTCTTGAAGAGAACTGGTCACGCACTGCCGAAGGTATCATGGCAGTCGAGGCTAACGCTAAGCTACACCTTGACAGTGTTAAGTCTCAGTACACTGAGGAACAACTAGACGAGTGCTTTAAGAAAGTGTTTATGGGTGAGAACGAGGGGCGCGTTTGGATTCACGCACACCACGGAGTCAATAACCTTGAAGACATCTTCAGTAAGCTACGCTACATGATCATAGGTCTAGATTGTAAATGGATTGTAGTTGACCACCTTCATATGTTAGTTCTATCAACCCTTGAGAATGACGAGCGTAAAGCTATCGACCAGATCATGCATCGACTCAGGACTATGGTAGAGGAGACAGGCTGTGGTATGATACTAGTGTCACATTTGCGTAGAGTAGACGGCAACAGGGGCCACGAGAACGGCATCGAGACAGGGCTTAATCACCTTAGAGGTAGCCAGAGTATTGCTCAGCTAAGTGATTGTGTTATCAGCCTTGAACGCAACCAACAATCAGACGATGAGATAGAGGCATCGACCACTAAGGTTAGGGTGCTGAAGTCTAGGTACACTGGAGATGTTGGCGTTGCTACTAACCTGCTGTATGATGGCGCGACAGGGCGGCTACGAGAGTTAGATGATTATGATGCGTCTCAGTTTGACGGAGATATAATATGAGTAAGAAGTGTAACAAGTGCGGGGAGGTTAAGGAGCTTACGGATTTTTATAAACAAACTAATGCCAAGGATGGACACGCCTATATGTGTAAGGTATGCACTTTAGCTAAGAGCAGTGCTTGGTACGAAGCTAACAAAGAAAGAGCAAGGCTAACACGGTCTTCTTGGTATGAGGCTAATAGAGAAAAGAGTATCGCGAACAATAAGGCTTGGAGAAAAGCCCAT